CTTTTTATTGGTAACAAGTTGCCATAGTACAAATGCCATGTCTTTAGACTTATTTACCATCTCGTATGATTGTCTGTCATCCGGATCATCTAGGTTAAATTCAATTATTGCTTTCATAGTATTTCTATTTTATAATTATCATCAATAAATTCTTGAAATAAAATAAGTTCATCTTCTTTACCAGTATAGTCAAAACCATCCTGTCTAAAATATCCATTTTCATCAATTGTTCCATAATTCCAAAACCCTCCTTTAGGTTCAACGGAATCTTCTAACCATATACGTACTTTCATAGTTCAAATTTGTCTATTATGTTTCTTAAATATAATTCCGCTGATTTAATTGTGTAGGGCAATAATTCTTGCAATGCTGCATCAGGTTCTATCTCTAACTTAAACAGTCTTAGCTTATGCTCAATCATTAATGGACAATAGCTTACAAACATTCCTCGCATGTCCATTACATTGATTCCACGTTCCTTTGCTACACATGTCATATTCATCTGAAGCTGGTAATAGTAATCGCTATTCATAGACTTTAATTCTTTTTCAAGCATGTACTCGATGTGAGTTCGTGGATTCGGGCATTTGATTTCAAATACAATATTCCCACAAACAGCATCTGGACTGCCACCACTAAAGTCTGAATATTGAAAAAACTTAGGATTCTCGCCACCGAAGTATTCTAAATCTTTATATTGCTCTTTTAGTAAATTAGCTGCGTAAGGCTCATTATCTATGCCCCATTGCATTTCGGGAGTTTTGTAAGTATTGCGGATAGTTCCAGTCAATAACTCCGCAGCTTTATCCATGATGTAACTTTTAGCGGTTTCAGAAAGTTCACCGTTTTCTTTGGCTAACTTTGTTTTAGGCGCAGTAAATAGTTTTCCGATTTGAGAACTGGTAAAGCTACCAGCTCTCTTTTGCATCCACTCTCCTTCGGGATATATATATGGTTCAGTCATTGGTTTTCGCTTTAAGTTTGTCAATTCTTGCGGTCGCATTTTGCGTTACCTCTTCAATCTTTATTGATATATCGTGACCATTATCAACATACTCGACTTCCATATCTTCGACATTCTTGATAACAGCTTGGTCAGCAGTAACTGCCTTTTGCATCTCGATGCTTAATGGAGCATATTTTGAAATCAATAGTTTAAGAACGGTTTTCTGAGCCATAGCATCAAAGTCTTTTGCCCATGTACCGTTTGAAAATGTTTTGCTGTACTTTTTACCATGTGCAGTAACTTCTTCTTTACTCATGTACATTGTTTTCTCAAAACCGTTTATCAAAGAAAAATAAGCGGCATATCCTATAACATTATCAGATAACTTATTGCCAAAATCAAATTTAAATCCTGTAAGTGGATTCTGCTCCAACAATTGACCTTCATATACAGGTGTAACGCTTATTGTCTTAAACTGACCGCTACGCAATGCTAATTGAATTAATCCTTTGTACCCAACCTGAAATTGTGCGACACTTCCATAAGGAATAATGTAAGCAAATCCTAAGTTTTGATTGATTGGCAAATCTAGTGAAGCAGCCATCATTGCACTTGTGTAAATGCTTTCAGGACTTGCATTCTTAAGGTAGTTGTTGTTATTGACTATCGACAAAAGCGAAGTCATAAACTGGTTTGTACGTGTACCAAGTAACTCAGTAAACTTGGATTTGACATCTTCTCGTTGGAAGAATTGCTTTGTTGTTAGTTGTGTGTTTGACATTGTGTGTTGTTTTTAATCGTTTTTATGATATTTTTGATGTTCGGCATCGCACTCGTTACAGAAAAACTCGTTGATGTTTTGGTCTATTACTCCATGTGCAGGATGTACATAATGCTTACAAGTTTGGCACTGGATGTAAGTTGTTTCAGTTGGATATTCTAAATGGTCCTCAATATCATCACTTGGATCATACTGACCGAAGTAGTTAAATAGCATGCTGTTTGAATAAAAATCCATTTTAGTTATATTTAATTGAGTTTTTCATAATTCTAACTGCTATTTTAAAATCTCTTGTGCGATTGAGTTTTAATCCCCATTCAGCAGCGATTAAATTAAGTATATTTATATTATCGCTTAACTTTGTTTTACCTTCTTCAAAGTAAACTAACTCAGGTTTTTTCATAGTGTTGTTTTAAAATGTAAATGATTTGTTTGCATTGACTTCTAACATTGTTACTCGCATCTTTTTTAAGCTTGGCGAATATAGTTTCGGGAATGTCTGATACCCTCACCTCGTTGCGTTTGGTTTGTTTTTTCATTGATTAATTGTTTTAGTTGATAGATTTCTTCTTCGTACATTTCCGCTCTTTCTTTATCAAATGGTTCAATCAAAGATTTGCGAATCATTAACTCATTTATTGCTGAGTTAAACATTGTAATACTTTTTGTGTTATACATATTGTGTTATTTTGATACGCAATATTACGCTTTTTTACACACATGGTTACAATCCTAAAATGTTAAATTGTTTAAGTGTTTGATAATCAAATGAATAATTTTACGCTATCTGCCTTATGTTATATTCTTTTATTATGGCTTCTCGTATATCAGCATCGTAAGCATAAACTTTGGCCCATATTGATAATGTTTCATTTGTACTTGCAGGAATTTCTCTTATTATTTGCTCCTTTATATATTGGTCTAAATGTGGCATGTTATTTAAAATTTAAGTTATACCATTCATAAAACGAATCGAAGTCTTTGGCGATGTAGTAGATCCCCTTTGAATTTTCGACAGATTTCTGATAAACTTTTTGATATATACTTTGTCTATCTTTTCCAACTTTGACCTCAATCATTACTGGTTTTCCTTTAATTATTGCATGAATGTCAGCAGTTCCTCGCATCATATTACTTTTTACCCATCGACCTTTCACTTGACGTGATATATTATTTACACGTTCAACATGGCAATTATTTAATTCTAAAAATTGCTTTATTGCTGATGTTAATTCGTTTGCTGTCATTGATTGTTTTTTTTATCTCTAAATTAATATTGTGATAAATATCAGTTACATTATTTAAATATTCCTCATCGATTAAATTTGCTTTTTCTAATGATTCTAAAAGTTTAAATCCTTGTTTTTGCCAAATAATAAAGTCCTGTTTTGGCTTTTGATTAAATTTATTAGTAAGAGCAGTGGATTGCTCCACTGTACTCTTAAACAATGCCATTAATATATGAGTTTCTGCTTTCATTAAAATAATGTTATTTGATTTTTAGTTTCAACTAATGATTTTAAATTTTTCTTAGCTAAATCATAATATGATTCTTTTAATTCAAAACCTATTCCTTTTCTATTCATTTTAACAGCTTGAAATATCTCTGAGCCAATTCCCATAAATGGAGTAAAAACTGTATCATTTTCATTTGAATATAATAAAATTAATCTTTCAATAGTTTCTAATTGTAATGGGCAAATATGCTTTTCATCATTTTCATCTCTTCCGTTTCTATATCCTTGTAATGTATTTCCATAATCAATATCCATCCAAACAGGAGATGCAATTTTCTGCCATAAATCAACACTTATATTTTTATTCGTAACTGGCTCATTTCTTTCCCCATCTTTTCTAAATATCATTACATAGTCAGGAATTCCTACTCTGCTCATTGTACTATCTTTTTTTACTTGTTTATGCAGTAATCCTAATGCCTTAGTTCTTTGCATTTCAACAACAGGATCTTTCCAAATTGTAACTCTACTCGCATAGATAAAACCTGCATCTTCAAATGCTTTTAAAATCATACCGCTAAAATCACGCAATCCAATAAATCCTTCTTTACCTTTTTGAATTGGCAAATCCATACAATGAACGCATACATTTCTACCTTGCTTCATTACTCTGTAAATTTCCTTAATTAAAAATCCAAACTGAATTAAAAACTCATTATAATCTTTAGAATTTCCCATATCTTCAACATGACTTGAATATGTATATAATTCAGCAAATGGAGGGCTAAATACACTCAATCCAATACTTTCATTTTCTAGTTCTGTTATTAATTGAACAGAATCGCCTCTTTTTATTTTATACCATTCATTTTTTTCTTCTGTATTATCAAATGTTGCTGATGTCATTAATTTGTTTTGTAGATTTGCATTTACTGCATTGCTCATTTCGTTTTGCATAATTTCAAATTGTTTTTGTTTTTTGTTTATTGCTTCATTTACATTGCTCATTGTATCTGTTGTTATTAGATAAATATTTACTTCATTTTTCTGACCAAATCGATAACTTCTTCTAATTGCTTGATATAATCCTTCAAAAGAAAAATCTAAACTTGCAAATATCTGATTTCTACAATTTTGATAATTCATTCCAAAAGATGCAATTTTTGTTTTTGTTATTAATATTCTAAATTCATTATTTGCAAATCCTAATAAAGTTTTTTCTTTCCATTCATTTGAATCATTACCTTTAACTTCTTTTGATTCAGGTAATAATTTTTTTAATAACTCACCTTCTTCATTTTGTTTTATCCATATTATAAAATTTTCATTAGCTTTAGAATTTATAATTTTAACTACTTCATCAAGTCTTTCAATTTTAGTTAAACGTAACTCTTGATTAAAATTAGTTGCAGAAATTATAGCATCATTAAATAAACTTCCATTATTTCTTTTAGAAGTAACAATTTGATTTTCTATTAAATTTAATTTCGGCAAATCATATCCATTCATTTCAAATCCAATATCCTGAGGTTTATTTAACATAATAGACCATGAGCCAACAAACTGATAAAATAATTTAACAGCATGACCTTTTAATCTCCATTTTGCTGTTTCACCTCCATCATGAACAAAATACATAGCAAGCATTTCATTTCTATTCATTACATCTAAAAATTCTGAGTGATTACCTAGCTCCATTGGATCATTAGGTGATGGCGTAGCAGTACAAGCAAGTTTATAAGGAGTTTTTTTAAATAAATCAATAATTAATTTTTTTGTTGAACCTTCATAATTTTTTAATATACTGCTTTCATCTAAAACAATTCCACTATAAATATTAAAATCAATATTTTCTAATTGCTCATAATTATTTACATGAATGTTATCCATATTAATTCCAAACTTAATTCCTTCTTGCTTTGTCTGACCAACAACAGCTAAAGGTGCAAGTATAAGAACTGGCTTATTAGTATGTTTATTTACTTGATTTGCCCATTCTAACTGCATCAATGTTTTTCCTAATCCGCAATCTGCAAATATTGCATATTTACCTGCTTTTAATGCTCTTTTCACTATAAATTTTTGAAAAGGAAACATTAAATTGTTTAATTGTTTTTCATCCACTTCAAATCCACTTTGAATGTGTTTTTTTTGTTTTTTCTCAAGAAAATTGAGATAATCGTTGTTTGTTTTCATTTGTGTTGTTTTTTATTTGTTATTTTAAAAAGGTAAATCATTATCATTTTCAAAAGGATTGCCACTAACTATTAACTCACTTTGTTTATATTGAATCCATGAGTCCGCATTGTAACCATATCCGGCATTCTCATAATATCTTCCACTTGCTCCATGATAAAGAAAATCGGAATAACCGACTTTTCCCCAATGGTTAAACTTTACTTTTTGTATGTGAACGGTTGTAAGATTATCAATGAAATCACGATAAACCGTTAAACCATTATCAGTCTTATTAAAAAAGTTTGCTGATCCTGAAATGTTATATAGGTTTGGAACTTCATACTTACCGGTTTGTTTATCTTTTAAAATCTTAGTTGGATGTGCCACTAAAAAACAATGCAACTTATAATTCTCACAAAACATTCCAAGCTTATCCATGCTTTCACCAATGTACTTTGTTTCGCTTTGTCCATATTTATGTTCAAGTTTATTCCACGCATCAATTACAAAGCTGTCAATACCAAACTTTAACTTTAAACTTTTAACGTGATTAAGTATTGAATCTAAAGTAAAATCTTTTTCAGGCTTTACAAACCATATCTTATTGTTCAGCACTTCCTTTACTTGCCTAAGTTCCATGATGGTCATTTTATCTCGACCTTCAAAAGACTTTCCAACGATCTTACGTGCTAATTTACTAAAATGTAATTCCGTTGGTTTATTCTCAGGTGAGTAGTAAGCGTTCTTCCATCCATGTCGAAAATGTAAACGTAAAATAATCTCATCCAAAAAATCAGACTTACCATGTCCCGGTATGCCTGTAATGGTTGTAATATATCCGGGTACAAAAGTTAAATGATTATCAAAGTTCGGATGCCCTATTTTTAAACCCGGTTCAAGTCCATTAATAAATATATCATCAATCTCATTTGATATGTCATTGATAGTGAAAACACCTTCAAGTGGAAACTCTTTTGCATTCTGAATTGATTCAATAACACCCTGAATGCCATATTTTTGTAAACATTCGTTTGCATCTTTGCAATCTTTAAATTCAACGTACTTGCATCGTTCCTTACCTAAACGTTCAGCCATCTCATCCCGAAGCCTTCGGCCAGCATTATCGTTATCAAAGCAAAGATAAAATTCAGGCGTATCTATAAACTTGTCAGCAACCTCATCAAAATAACTTAAATTGTTATTATTTAGGTTAGCACCGTTCGGAACGCTTAAAACGTTTTTATAGCCACTTTGATATAAAGATAGTAGGTCAACCTCACCTTCGCATAAAAAGGTCTTTAAATCGTGTTTAAATGCGTTTAAACCATAAAAAATAAGTTGAGATCCTTTATGCAGTTTAAAATTTTTGTTTGCATCCCGATATTTAACGTTTACAAGTTCATCATGTTCGTTAAAATAATTAAACTGAATCGTGTTAACTTCTTTACCGGCTTGTGGCATAAATTCCATGCCTTCGGTTATTCGCCAAGTTTTTAAAGTTTGCTGATTGATTCCCCTTCCTTCAAACCACTTTACAACTTTGTCGCTTAGTTCAGTTTTGTTTTTCCATTCAGGCCTAACGTAAATCTTTTTTTCAATTGGTTCATGCTTTAAAAAACCTTTCCATCCGCAATGGTGACAATGCCAAACTTCCTTATCTAAATTTACACTTAAGCACTTGACACTCTTTTTTTTACGTTCATGCGAACACTTAGGGCAAACAGTCTTAATTTCACCACTTGACTTATTGCCGGGTATGTTTATATTGTACTCTGAATAGGTCATAAAACTAATTTTGATTTTACTGGTTGAACATTGTTTTTTTCCCATGTATGAACAGCAGCTTTCCAATTCTTCATTTTGTTTTTGCCAACTAACCAACCATTTGATTCGTAGTAATTAAACCAACGTTCAGCATCTACACCCTTGTTTCTTTCAGCGCAATACTTTCTTACTTCATCCAAAGTTGGATTTTTTACTTTTTTTTCTTTTTTATTTAATTTATTAATTTCATTTATATTTTCATTTTCATTTTCATTTTCCATATGGTTACCCATATGATGTTGCATATGCTTTGCATGTGCATTCTTTCTGCGACTTTCAGTGTAATTTGAACGCTTATTTGCCTCATTTAACATTCTTTCGTTAAAATAATAACCATTTTCTTTTTTAAATTTACAATACACATCATCAACATATGCTTTGCATATGCTATGCATATCCTGTTCATTTAATTTTCCTTTTTGATGTTGAACACAAAGTAAACGAATATACATCCCAACATGCTCGTTACTCATTGTAAACGTGCCACTTAGAAAATCATTCGTGTAAAATAATACCGCTGGATCTTTTGCCATAACTTAAGGATTGTAAATATTATAAACTTGTAACCTTCTTCCAACTGGTGGCTTTAATAAACCACACATCCATTTCTTATTCCAATGGTCATAAACTAAATATGTTTTAATTTTCCATTGTTTTGCAATTAACCGACATTCAGCAATCGCATCGTCAAAATTAGTGTATATCATAAAAATAGAAACCGAGCCATCAAAGGCAAACCCGTCGCAGAAGTTTATTAGAAACTGCTAAATGGCAATGATGGACTCGGTGTATTTTAAATGTTTTCATTCAGGTTTGCGTGGCAAATATAAAAAGAATTTTGAAATAAAAAAAAAATATTTATTTTTGTTAAAAAAACGCTCAAAACTGACATCTATAAAAATAGCCGACAACAAACGGCTAACCGACAACAAACGATTATGAAACCAACAGCAACACCAGAACAAAAGAAATCCGTTAAGCACTATGAGAATAATCTCATAAAGCTTTTACACATGCCAGAA